ATGGGGATTCAGCAACATTTGATCCACCTGTTCCATATATACCTTTATTTTCTCCCATCATCCTGTCATAAGGGGATGTAGGCATAGCCTCTGACATTTCATTTGGGTCATCATACATAACGTTGCCGCCCGGAGCGTAACCTATAACACCACCTTTTGCCAAGGCCACCACACCAGTTCCAGCCTTACCTTCTAATGAAGCTAAAACTTGACCAACAGTTTTGCCTTGCAGATTGGGGTTAGCCTTAAGAATTTGGTTTACGGCTGATGGGCTATTAAATGTACGCAAGCCATCATTAATGGAGTCTTTAGGAGACGCGTTAGCAAGCATTTTAGCCACACCCGGGCCAAAGTAATGAGCCGCATACACTTCACTGTAGCTTGGGTCTCGCCCTAATTCACGCTTAAGTGTTTCTGCGTTTTGACGTAAATACTTTGCCCCCAGCTCAACATTCTCTTCAGGGTTAAATTGACCTCCCGGTGTTCCACCTAAACCTGCCCATGTAGAATCGATGAACTGATACACACCTTTGGCAGAACTATTTGGGTTTTTAGCTTGTGATTGACCAGAGCTTTCTGCGCTGGCAACGTTACGCATTAATTCAGGAGGTAGGTTATAACGATTGGCCGCCCCTTCAATTAGCCCATCTATCCCATTATCCCCACCTTGCATGCCTTGAGAAATTTGTGGATTTTGTGAAGCTTGTGGGGTTTGTTGAGTCTGCTGTTGCTTAGGGGCAAAACTCTCCACATTCGGAGTTGTGTTTAATTTACCCATCATCATCTTGTCAGGGGATCCCATAGCTCCCATCTGAGCCTGAGCTAACGATAGACCTCGCATAGCCTGAGCGTACTCTTCATCTTCGACGCGAGTGTCCTCTTCCTCTGGGTATAAGTCTTCAGTCTCACCGCCTTCGGCAAGCGCAACAATACCACCTCCACGCATACCTTCAGTAGGCAGGTTAGAGGGCAAGTTGTCCACACCTTGATACATCGGCACTCGAGGGTTTACTACCATGTCAGCGTCTTGCATGATCTGCTGTGCAATAGGTGGCCCTGATGGAGGTTGAGCTTGCGCTTGTTGCATACGCTTACCCGCCTCCATTTTTTGTTGCATCAAAGGAATACCAATGTAGGCAGGCAGAGTACCGTTTTGAATGGACTCTTGAATCTGCTCAACAGTAAGTTTGTCGGCCGTTGCCATCTGTCCAATAGTGCTACCAATCATTTTTATTCCTTACCGTTTTAAAACGTTGTAAAGTGCCAAAACATCAATACCTTGCCCTACCGAGCCACCTTGTTTAAACATCTTAGATGCGCCATATAGACCCATGCCTGCTTGACCTAGCCCAGCCGCCTGAGATATTGCTGAAGGAGCTTGCTGATAAGCGGATGTCATAGTCTGTATAGGTGTAGCGGTGGGGTTGTACATGCTTTGCATGAACGCTAAATTTTGGTACGGGTATTGTTGTTCGGCTAAGAAGTTTTGATAACCGACATCTAGTCCTTGCTGTTGAGATGCTTGTTGTTGTGCGCCTGCACTAGATAATGCTTGATTAATGCCTGACTCTTGACCAAACTGGGTTTGACCCAGTTGGCCTAATGTGCCAGCACCTTGAACACCAAGCTGTGAACCTGCAAGACCATACTGCCCAGCGGTGGTGGCTTGACCAACGCCTTGCATACCTGCTTGTGCGCCTTGCATGCCAGCTTGTTGACCAGAGATGCCTGTATTAGCACCTTGAAGGCCTAACTGACCGCCAGCTATTTGTTGGCCGACACCTTGTAGACCTGCCTGAGCGCCACTGATGCCCGTCTGGGCTCCTTGCATGCCCGCCTGTGAACCTTGGATGCCCGCTTGAGCACCTGATATACCTTGTGCGGTACCTTGTAACCCTAGCTGACCTGAAGCCAATTCTTGACCAACACCTTGTAAGCCAGCCTGAGCACCAGAGATGCCTTGTGCAGTACCTTGTAGGCCTAGCTGACCACCAGCAATCTGTTGGCCGACACCTTGTAGACCTAAACCTGCACCCTGCATACCCTGCGCGGTGCCTTGCAAACCTAATTGACCCGCGGCTAAACGTTGCCCCGTACCTTGCAAGCCAAGACCCGCACCTTGCATACCTAATGAAGACAATTGACCCGATTGATTTAACCCAGACAAACCCGCTTGCTGTCCTGCAATACCTGTTTGTGCACCTTGCATACCTTGAGCGGTACCGGCTAGACCAGTGTTAAGACCTTGGTATCCTGCTTGTAAACCTTGAATACCTAAGTTCGCACCGAACTGCTGTGCTTGCTGTGCCTGTTGGTATGCTTGTTGTAAGCCTGCGCCCTGTATATCGCCCATCTGAGTAGCTAAGTTACGCTGTCTTTCCGCGTCAACAATAGCCGAGCGGGATCCACCAAATGCACCTTGTTGTGTAGCTTGGGCTTGAATGCCTTGCTGTTGAATCTGTGATGTACGAGCCGCTTCACGTTGCTGTTGGTTAACCACATTCTGCATGTATGGCGACATGTAATCTTGCATCGCCTCGGGAGAGGTAGCTTGTTGCGTATAAGCCTGCCCTGCACCAAAACCTTGTTGCGCTTGTTGCACACCGATACCACCAATCCCTGCACCGGCTTGCCCATACCCCATACCTTGCATACCGATACCTGCGGCGGTGCTACCATATTGTTGGGCTTGAGGAGCTAACCCTGCGGCTTGTGCACCGTACCCAGCACCCATCTGGCCGTATATATCGGCTTGGCCTTCCGCCGCACGCTGTGCTTGTTGGGCTGTAGTTAGTCCTTGCTGACCATACTGAGCACCTTGTGCGCCATAATTTAATGCACCTTGTTGTGCTAACTGCGAGGTATCCATAGCCTGCTGTGCGCCTTGAGCGCCATAAGCCGAAGCCATATTACCAAAGCCTTGTGCGCGACCGCCAGTAATGCCAGCTATCTGACCTGCTTGTTGAGCACCTTGAGCACCAAAATCAGCGGCTTGTTGCCCGAACTGAGAGCCTTGAGCGCCGTAACCTATGCCAGCTTGACCCGCTTGTGACCCTTGAGCGCCATACATCTGCGCCATACGCTGTGCTTGTTGTGCAGATTGTTGAGCTTGTTGAGCACCAGCTAAGCCTAATGTTGAAGCGGCACCACCATATCCTGCGCCTGCTTGACCATATCCAAGAGCTGTCTGTTGCAGGCCTTGAGCAATACCTTGTGCTCCAAGCCCTTGTTGTGCACCTGTGTAGGCTAAGTTAGACGCATCAGATAATTGAGGCGCAACTTGTTGCCCCGCAATATTCTGAAAGGCTTGAGCCTGCATAGGGGAAAACCCTGCAACACGCTGTCCAGCATACTGTTCATATGGCTTACCTGTTGTAAGAGCTTGTGATCGTCCAAGCGTATCCTCAACATACGGCCGTGCGTATTCCGGTATGCTGGAAGAAGTGACTTTCTGTTCGGTTGGTTGTGGTGAACCGCCGCCTTTACCCATGTTTAAACTCCTGAGATTGGTAGCTCAAACGCTACCCAGCGAGAGGTGTACCCATCCCTCGCCAATAATTTTGACCACCCTTTACGGGCGGTTGCTTCAATGCCTACGCAGTGCATATCACGAGCAAATGCTCGCAACAAATTCATTATTGGGGTATGCCACGATTCCCAGTTAACCCCACCACAAAAGACTAGACTTAAGTATTTGCATTGCGGGTAAGTATTAAATTGAGTAACCACTGCACCAAAAAACTTAGGACTTGTATCGCCTACCTCATAAGCCACCCATAGGTGCCCAGTTTCATCTTCAATCATACTTCTGACATCGTCTATATTGTAGCGCCCGTAAGTGTGCTTACAGGCCTTTTCAAGAAAAGGTGCTACATCTGCCCAACAGGTGTCTACCATGTGAGCGGGCACCATTGAGCATATCATGCAGGTAACATCCTACGTGCTTTTGAATCAACAGCAATTTTATCTTTGCCTACCGTTTTAGACCTATTGCTTTGCACTCTATTCATCATTTCATATAAGCGACGGGCACCAGCATCAGTGGAGCCATTACCTAGCTCTGACACAATTCTTGCCGGAACTACAAATTCCCCGTCCGCGAGTCTGGCGGGTTGCTTACCGGATATAGTGGCAGGTATGTTATCGCTAACCCCATCTCCGGGTCCTTTGAGTAATTGCCCGCCATCTGAATACCCGCCAAGATGAGCTATGCCACCCTGAGCGTAGCGCCGCTTAATCAGCCCGCCTTCTTTTTTTGAATTATGAGATATAAGTCCATCAGATATGTAGGTATGGGCGTTGTCAATATTAAACCTAATCACGTCACCGTCCCCGATGTACTCCATACCGATTATTCGTTTATGTCCTGTTAAACCGCGCACCACATCACCTAGCTTAATATGCAACATTTGTTTCCACGCGGAGTTATCCATTAAAAATTTATGCGTGTCCGAAATGATAATAGTGCTTGCATCTTCAAATTTAACTAACAACTTTGGTTGCTGAAGCACTTCGTTTTCAAGCACTTTAAACTCACCATACTCTAACGTATCTTGATGCGGCGCGTAAACCATATCACCTACTTGAACGTCACCTGCGCGTTTTTCGGTTCTGTCGGCCATCAACACCATAACATCAGGGTCTACACAACCTCCGCTATTACCGCCATCGTTTTGCCCGCTATTATTTCCTGCGTTGCTATCCCCTGTACCATCGTTACCGTTACCACCATTGCCCCCGTTAAAGTTGCCATATAACATCATGTCTTGAAAACCATTGAATGAATTATTGGCTACAGCAGGAGCTGGCATATTAGATTCGTCTTTGATTACCCCACCTGTTACTGGGTCATATCTATAACCAAACTGATTAGCTTGAGCTGATGGAGCGGTGGCTTGCTCTGCACGGAGAGCTTGCAATGCGGCACCTGCTTCAGGATTGTATGCACCTGCATTAGGTATAGCCGATTGGAAAGCGCCTAGCTGTGGTGAATCAACGTATTCATATCGGGCTTGATCTGCAATCTTAGTGTTATATGCGGCGACATCAGGATTGACTGTGCGAACTGGAGTTGTGTATTTTGGCTCACCACCTTCTGCTAGATAGGCAATGCCACCCTGTTTAAACCCTGTGAAGTCCTCGTAAGGAACAGGTGTCTTGGGGGTAAATGTTTGTGAGCTGTAGTAAGGCTGGCCCGGCATACCAAAATTAGGGTTGAGTTCTTCAGAGTATTCATAGGGACGAATCTCTCCCTCTTGTTCAGGCATAGTTGCCTGCTCAGGAGTTTCACTCATTAATCCACCTGCAACACCGCCCATTAATGGGTATTTAAATTGAGACATTAGTGCAGTAAGTCCGCTTGCTCCTGCCCCACCTGCACCTGTAGCGGCACTAGTGCCTAACTGCGCTACTGTAGGAATTGTAGTGCCACCTATTCCAGCCCCTAAAGTTGAACCTGTAGCCGCACTAGTACCTAATTGAGCTACTGTGGGGATTGAAGAGCCACCTAAACCCGCACCTAAACCCGTGCTGTAAAGGCTTGCACCAGCCCCTGCCCCACTTGCACCACCAAGGGCACCAGCGGCACCACTCGCACCGCCCGCACCACCAGCGACACCTGCACCAGCCCCTGCAACTGCAGGCATGAATGCACCACCGAGGCCACCGCCTGCGGCTCCTAGCAAGGCACCCTTAAGAACGTCTCCACCCTGTAAGGCGGCGATACCACCACCCATTGCCGCGCCGATTGCAAGACCAGTTAAAATAGGCATAGTTACGCACCTTCCATAATTTCAGGCGACTCTAGGCCAGTGCCGCGCAAGTTGTGTAGACAAATAAAAACGACATCGTCGGTAAGCGCTTTAAACGCGTGTTGTTTACCAGCAGAAATTTTAATAATTGCCGGGGCTACATAAACACCCAACAACGCACCATCCTGCCATGCTTCAACAGTACCGCGTGAAACCAAAGTCATATGGTCATGTACGTGCACATGTTGCTCTGCAATACTCTCGGATTTTTCCATAGCGTATGCGCGTACCCAGATATCATCTACTTCCGCAAACTCCAAATATGGATGGTCTACAGACGAGTATTTAGGGTCTTTTTTGAGGGCCTCAATATTCATAATTTTTCAGGGTCTCGTAAGTAAGCCAATCGTAACATTTTCAGGGGTTTACAGCAATAATTTATAGTATGTTTTGGTCACACTTTTACCTTTAAGGCATTACCCGCCGATGTATCATAATATAAATCACCTACACGTAAATTAGCTAGGTCTGCTTGTGTTGGAAGGCTTATGGTCTGAACGCCGTTGAGCAATGTACTAAAGTTCAATGCGGAAATAATTCTAGCGGTAGTTTTCTGTGTAGACATAACGGAAGGACCGGGGTTGTCTAGTTGTGCAAAATACAAGCGTAAGACGTTATTAAGCTGATCTTGATATCGAGAACTATATTCTGCCGGTGCCACGGGCAGGTTAGGCGAAGTTGTTGTTCCTGTGCTCATATCTAGGTCACCTCGATCCATCAGGTTTAACATCGATTCTAATGTCGCCTAACTGCCACGTAACCCCTAGACCAGTAGACTCAACCCGCAGAGCCATCTGTCGCCCACGAATTCTTGTATTCACCTGCCCATCAAATTCTTGGATATTGTATTGTCTACCGCCCGTGTAATTATCTTTACTGGCAATAGTAGGTGCATCCGCAGGGCTGTAGGGCGCACCCGCATTACGTCTCGGTTTAAGTGTCATTGTGACCGAGGGTTTGTCCACGTTTGAGCCTGTAAAATTAACATCAGGCAGTATGCGCCATACAAAAGCAAACTTATCCCCGTCCCCAATATCAAAGTCAGCAGACTGAATGAAGGCAGTAACTGCTACGGGAAACTCGCCCTCTACGTCGTCTGTTCCTAACTCTTGGTAAATAATACGGTTTTCATAATTAGTCGCCATAGGGTATTCCCTAAGTGACGAGTCTAGCCACGCAGTGCGGGCAAGGGAGCCATAGTACCAAATGTCTTCGGCGTAGTTAAACACAACATATTTATTAATCGTTGTAGACTGACCCGAACAATAAAACCACCATATCTCGTTATATCCTTCATTAGTGCCCGCGAATACTTGGTACCCTTGGTCTTTGTTAATATCAGAAAATATATACTGGCGTAAGGCACATTGAAGCGTTTCGGTTCTACCAGAATAAATATAGAACTTATCAACACCCATCCAGTAGGTGATATTGTTTGCCGTAATCATGGCATTGGGCGATATTACTGAGATGTTACTCGCCAGCATGGTAAAGCCCCAAACGAATGGAGGCCCTAAGTACTGTGCTGAATACAACGCAGAATCAGTCCAAATTAGCGTCTCTTGGCGGGTTGTATCTGAACTAACAATATAGGAGCCATTCGAGAGCCTAAACTCACCAGACTGATTGGTAATAGCTGGCACCCACTCATACACATTTTCTTGATCTGACCACCGAACAAGCATAGGGTCAAACTCTGTATTCGCATCTGTTGGGTCATAGGGGTTAGCCCCCATAGCCATTGCAAAACGTTCAGTAGGAGAACTTGTAATCTCATTAGTCGTATGGGGCACAAAGGTGCCATCGAACCCGGCGGCTGTGGACAGGTCGTTTAAAAGCTTTGCCCGTACAGTGAGCCCGGTGGTTGCATCCCAGTAATATATGGAGCCTTGACGTGGGTTAAGGAGCAAGTCCTCACCATAATTGTCCGCCGCCCATAAGCGTAATTGCTGACCAACACCCGCTAAACCGGGGTCTCCCCACCCACCTGAACCCCAAGGGTCTGCACCCCACCCCAAACCGATAACATAAGCATCTAACCCTGTGTTTACTTGGTAGCTTGCAATAATAGCCGCACCGCCGCCCGAAGCTACCGCAGTGGAAAACACACCTGCTATGTTTATGCTGTACTGAGTAGTACTGATGTATTGGAATACTTGGTGCTCGGCGTTTAGGAGGACGTCGGTGA